GACCAAATGCCCATTTGGGCCTTATATCCTCCCCATGAATGGAGAGGTTTTACGGTCCGTTAGATAAACCAAGCACCACGCATCGCCAGAAGGAAAACCAACGCCGAGGTCTTCAACCCATACTCGACAGCACCATTCCTCAGTGCCATAAGGCGAAACCTTCTTGACTTTCATCGGAATGTCTTGAGGGGGAGTAACGTCAGGCCAACGGTTCCACACATGAGGGTTGTATTTTGGAGGCTCTATGTCTAAGGTATCTTTGTCTACATATAGCGCGAACCGTCGAGCCTTTCCAAACCACAGAACGCAATGCCTGCCGCAATTTGTCATTATTTCCATGCGCTCGCCTTCTGCACTAAGTCTTTTGGAAAAGTCGCCGTCAGTTAAATCGTCCAGCTTCTTTTGAAGCTCGCGGTCTTTCAGCCTGTATTTCATTTGTTCACTCACAGAAAAAAGGGTTCCCCAACAGAGAGGGGAAGCGCCGGTGATAGATGATCCGGCCTCTCTGTCGGGGAATTTTTAGTAGTTATTCAGCGGGTTCTTCGGGGGCCGCTTCGATCTGCGGCGCGTCGTTGAAGTCACCCTTTTCGATGAACTCGGCATCGAGGAAGTCCTGGTCGGTAGTAGCTTCGCCACGGTCGGTCTTCTCGTCGATCTCGACTGCGCGGACGGCCTCGATGCTGACCGGCAGATATTTGAAGAGGCGGCGGATGACGGTCTTCTTTGCCATTTCATCCCAGTGACTTGCCCACGGGCCGGAGTTGCCGGCCTTTGACGTGGAGCGCACTTTCTCGATCTCTGCGCGGCTCATCACTTCAAACTGGATGCCGCCTCCCTTGAGCTTGGCGACTGCATAGACGTGAGTGACAGGGCCGCGGTCGGCGGTCGATGCCGGGACGTGCTGAATGTCAGGCTCGAGGCCGAGCTGGTAGTTGAAGGTGTCCTGTGCGTGCACCGTCCAGGCCTGCAAGCTGATGATCTGGCCGGAGCGTCGGGCGAGGTCGATCATGCCGCGATAGCCGATGATGAGCTGAGCGTTCGGGCGGCCGGAGCGGTCCTTGCCGTTACCGAAGGGCAGCAGGTAGCAATGCCCGAGAGCGGAGCCCGGTTCGAGGCCGAGGGCCGCACACTGAAGGACGGCACCGTAGAAGCTTTCCGGAGCGCACTTGAGGAGCGCCGGGGTCTTGCGGCATTCGGTCATGACGATGCGAGTCAGACGGTCGGGCGTCATGCTCTTCGGCATGGCAAGAGACATCTGCTTCTGGAACTTCGTGGAGCGGACGACGTCGATGAGCGTTACCGGGCGGTTTGGAGCTGCTACAGCGGTCTGCTGCTGAGCGGGAGCGATCTGTTGTTTGAGAGCGTCGGTAGTAGACATAGTGTTTGTTCCTTCTGAATTAAGCGAGTCGGAGAACGCGGGTGCTGGTGGTCTTTGCGTAGTCCTGATAAAGGTCCGGGTGTTCTTTCTTGAAGTCAGTCGAAGAGAAGCGCGTGGTGTTCATCGCTTTGTAGGTGACGGCTTTTTTACCGCCGAGCGTGAGGCCCGTCTTCTCGCCGATGGCCATGATCAGACGGGAGGCAACGGCTTCTTCCTGTTCCTTCAGGGACTTGATCTGCTCCTTGAGGTTTCGGAGTTCGCCGATGTCTGTGGCTTCTTCGTTTGTGGCTTCGGTCATCTCGCCGGAGTCTTTTGCGTAGAGCTTCTTGATGTCGTCGACGTTGATGGGTGCCGGCGGGACGTCCTTGAGCACGTGGTTTTCCCAGAAGTCACGGCACTTGGAGACGATGGCGTCGATGACGTCTTGATCGCGCTTGACCTCGTACATGCGGAAGTCCTGGCCGCCGATGAGGACGGCAACATAAAAGGTCTCGATGCCGGTGACGGCCATGTACCACTGAATCTGCGTCTCGTAGTAGAGCGGGATCTTGTGTTCCGTCACTATCTTTCCGGCGAGGATCTCAGCTTCCTGAGAGTCGCCCCAGTGTTCCGACATGTAGACGCTCGCAGTCTTGCACTCGAGGCCGATGTCGGTGGAGAGCAGGCGGCCGCACTCTTCAACCTTCTCGGGCTTGAGTACGGAGACGCGGCCGGCAATCGCGGGGTTGACCACTGCGCGGTCGATGTTGCCGAGCATCCAGCCGTCTTCACCCTTCGAGAGCATGTAGTTGACCTTCTGGACCTTCATGCCGGTGCGCTGGCTGAACTCCTTTGCGACGACGCCCTCGAGGACCGTTCCCCAGTACGCGGATTCACCGGCCGCGGATCCAGAGGACCTGCCGGTTTTTTCCTCCCAGAGTTGCAGGGGAGTTTTGTACGGGTTGAGCCCGAGGATGGTGGCGACGTCAGAGCCGCCGATGCCTTTCGTGCGCTCCTTGAGCCATTCGTCGCGGCTCATGGCAGCAGTGCTAATTGCGGTCATTGTTTCTCTCCTTAGTAGGGAATTTCTTCCGGTGCGATGTTGTCGTCGTGTGCGGGCTTAGGGTGCTCGTCGTACTCGAGCTCAAGCACTTCGTTGTAGATAAGCCAGGACGCGTGCTCGATCGCTGCATCGAGTTCGGTTGAGATCTTGAGCGTGGCCTTCGGCGAGCTTTCATAACTGTCAGCGATGCGCGTTTCCATGAGCGCGTCGAGCACCTTAAGTGAGGCGTGGGAGTCCTGCCAGTAGGCTGGCATTACAGAGTCGTAGTGCGAAAGCACGTACTCTCGAGCGCTGTCCATGCTGGCCTTGCGGCCAAGTGCGTGAAGCATCTTTGCGATTTCTTTGATGGTGGTCATTCCCATGCTCCAGTGATGAGCGCTCCGGCGACGATGGCCAGCGCACCGAAGAAGGTGATGAGCGTCCAGACGCGTCCATGGCGCTCGCATGAAAAAGGCTCAGGGGCTTTCGCCGTCTGAGCCTGTTGTGGTGCCTCCTTGCGGGGCTGTGCCGGCAACTTGTATCGCCGGCGTCGGTGGTTTGCTTTCATGTCGAAATCCTGTGGGATGTGGTCGATGATGTGGACCGGGTCGGAGAAGCTCATTCGAGCACCTCGCCTTCGTCCTCGTCCTCTTCGTCGTAACTTTCTTCGTCCTCGTCCTCGTCTTCTTCGTCAGGGTCGGGGCCGCACCACTTTTCGTAGTCGTCAGGACCACATCCGTCTGGGTAGTTCCATGCCATGCCGATCTCCTTAGTCAAAAATCCAGTGGTAGAGAGTGGCCGCAGCCATTGCCGGCAGGATCACGAGGCCGAAGAATCCGAGGAGGCCTTCAAGGCCATCGATGAGGTACCCGAGTACGCCGGAGCGCTGAGGCTCGGTACCATCCGTGCCGAAGTAGGTCCGCTTCGCCAGGTCGTCGAGGTAAGTAATAAAGCGCTTCATGACGCCTCCGAAAAATGAAAAAAAAGGCATTCAGATGCCGCCAAGGAGAGCTCCACAATGAAGTGGCCGGCGGCACGTGAATGCCTTCTGTTGAAAGTGGGGTGAGGGAGCCGGGGTGAACGCAAAAGCCTCTCGTCTGCAGATGCCCCGGCTTTGGGATCTGGCCTAGTGAGCCGCCAGATCGGCACATATCTGCGTCATGCCGTTGCCCTCGTAGCCTTTTACGGAAGTGCCTGGATGAAGCACTGGATGTTCTTCGCGACCGCCTCGTACTTGTCAGGCGTGCGCACTTTCGACAGTACATAGGGGTCTGTGAACATGTAGAAGCTGAGCGCAGCGGCGAACGCTCTGCACTCAACGCTGAGCCTGCAGATGTCCTCTGCGGTCGGCTTCTTAATGCCGAGTCCGAGGAAGTACCCGGCGGCGAAGGTCTCGAAGTCTTTGATTTTTTGCATGATGTTCAGGCAATAAAAAAGCCCCCGGCGTGTGCCGAGGGCTAGTTGAAAAACAAAGATTTGTTGTATGCGCGTTATTTCACTGGGATTTTGGTCAACAGGCCAGATTCTTTTGCAAGCTTTCGTTCGTCCGATTTAACTCTTCGTTCGAGCTTCATAACGTCTTCTTCTGCGGGGAGATCTTCGGGCTTGATTCCTCGTTGCCCAAGCATCTCGCGAACGCTTCGGTTGTTCTGAACGTGCTCTGCGGTTATTGATTTTTCGCCAAAAAGATCGCGTTGCGTGACGTTGTGATTCGTCATTTCCGTGGCCAGATTCTTGGCGGCGATCGTCAGGGTAGGAAGAAAATCTGCTAGCGGTCGTGACTTGACTACGCCAAGCTTCTCTTTCATGGCTAGGGTAGTGTGTCCACCAAACAGCGCACAGTCGCCTTTCGATCGAATTCTTCCGAATCCCTTGTCGTCAACGCCCCTTTCATAGATGTTTCTAGATAACGTCTTTTCAGATTCGCGAAGTCGCTCACGAACCTCCAGGCGGGCGTGAAGCTTTAAACGGTCCTCGATTAGTTCCTGCTTCCTTGTCTGAACAGCGAAGTAACTTTGTGCAAAAGCTATTTCCTGTTTTCTTGGGTCTCCGTTCTGTGCGACGAGGTAGCATGCGTAGCGAGTGAGCATGAAGTCTTCAACTTCTCTTGTACCGCCCTTGCCTATCGTGATCATCTTCGTGACGCCACGAAAATGATCGCGCGGCTCAAATCCCGTTGACTCGCACGAAGTGATTGCCTTTTGAACAACCGTAACGAAGTTTTCCCATCGAGCATATCCAAGGAGTTCCATGATGTCTCTGGCAAACCAGAACTCAATCTCCTCATGATCAGGTACTTTCTGAAGCTTGCCGTCAAACGACTCCTTCAGGGATTGTATGATTTCTGCCATAATGTTTTTGTTCCATGTGAAAGCCCCGTCTCGAGAGATCGAGTCGGGATTTTCTCATTCTAGAGAAAACGTCGTCAAAGAACACGCTTTCTTTTTCTGTTAAGAAAACCCACCTAAGCCCTCTCCGCGGAAAGGGCTTAGATCGGCTTTCGATCAGGTCACGGCTGCGCTCGTTCAGCGCTCAGGCCGCTCGGGGCTAACATGCCCTCTGTCCGAAGACTGATCCTGATCGATCTACTTGGGTGTAGCGATGTGTCGCTTGCAGGTGGATCCCATCCCGACGCTTTACCGACATCCGTGTACTTTTCATACGCGACCTTTGCGACTACCGGTCTGAGCTGTACTGCGCGTCGCTAGACCCTTCTAGCCAACGGCGCAGCCGCTTCTCAGGCGGTCCCCGACACAGCTAAGTGCCGAGATTCGGACATCGCTGCAGTCCCTTTCTCTCGCTCCGTGCCGCCGCCGAGGCTCCTTGCTCGGGAGGGCGGGGTTTCGTCCGCGGGAGGGGGCGCTGCAGCGCGCCGAGAGTGTTGCGGACAGCAATGCTTTCCGTAACGTTAAAGCCAGTTTACCATAGAACGGTAAAAGTGGAAAGCAGGCGGCAAATAAATGCGCGGGAATTTGGAAAGGTAGGTTTAACCTATGTCAAACCCTTGCGAAATAGGGATGCAAAAAAGCCGGGCTTAGGCCCGGCTCTTGTGGTGGAGGGGTTTGGGTTAGAGGCGCTTTAAACATAGGCCGACGTAGGCGCGGCCGACGATGGCAATGTCCTCTTCGGTGGTGTCGATAGGCTTGTAGAACTCGTTGTCTGAAAGGAGGCGGAGGCCTCTGGGGATGATCTGTACGCGCTTGACGAATAGACCGTCTCCGATGCGGATGACGTACATGCCATCGCGCCGAACCGTCTTCTCCGACACGTCGACGATTACAGAGTCGCCTTCGCACAATGTCGGCTCCATCGAGTCACCGAAGGCGGTCATGATCTGCAGTGACCGCAGGTTCGCGGTCGGGCAATAGCGCCGGATCAGCTCGATCGACACTCTGACGAACCGGATCAGGATGAGCTCTCGGTCATTCAGGAAGCCCTGACCGCAGGAGACCTCGGCGTTGATGAGCGGGATCGATACTACATCGTCCGTGATGATCGTCTGCCCCTGGGGAGCGTTGCCGTCGCCATATTTGATATAGGCGGGCGTGACCTCGAAAAATTCGCACAGCTTCTCGAGACCGCTTTCGTTCGGCTCCGATGCACCGTTCAACCAGTTCGAGATCGTGACGTGAGTCGTCCCGAGCCGACGGGCAAGCTCTCTGTTCGAAAGGCCGGACGCCTTCACGAGAGCGCCAATTCTTTCGCTAACTGCTGACATAGCTCCTCCGTAGTGAAAGATCATTGTAAAAGGAGATTTAACGGAAGTCTGGTAAGTACGATTACCATTCTTGTGGTAATATAAGGTAAAGTAAATTTACCTTTCCACATGGAGGAGCTATGCGCGACACAACGGTGTCCATCGCGCTCGAGCGTTACGCGCTCCGCAACGGGTTGAAGCGCGGTGCTCAGAAAGACATCGCCAAGCGCCTTGGCGTTACCCGCCAGACGGTGCGCAACTGGTGCGTTTCTAATAGCGTAAGCCTCGATTACGTCGAGGAGTTCGCTCGCATCACAGGCGCGAAGGCGTCTGACCTGAACAAGCTTACGCGTCGCGTTTGCGAGGGATAGCTATGTCTTATGCGGCTGAGCGATGGGCGAGAAGTCAGACAGTCGGTAACTCGACTGCTAAGGCCGTTTTGCGTGAACTAGCTTTCTACCACAACGGCCAAACCGGTTTGTGTTGTCCGTCAGTAAGCAAGATCGCCCGAGTGCTCGAGGTCAAAAAGGCCGACACGATAACGGCTGCTATCAAGCGACTCGAAGAAGGTGGGTTCATCAGCCGTGAGTTTATCCGCGATCCTGAGACGGGGCAGATCCTGCGCACTGAGTATGCACTTATCGGCTTTGTAGCTTCTGAATGGGTGAGCTCCAAAAATCAGGATGCCTCCCCCGAAGATCAGGATGCCTCCCCCGAAGATCAGGGCACCTCCCCCGAAAATCGGGGTACCGTACCCCAAAAAAGGGGGAGAGGGTCCCCCGAAAAAAGGGGGGAGGGGTCCCCCGAAAATCAGGATGTAACAGGGAATAGGAACAGGGAAATAGAACAGGGAAGTAGAACAGGGAATAGCTTGCCCGCGCAAGCGCCGTGGGAAACCGACCATTTTCCCGACGCCACGAAAAAGGTCGAAAAGCCAAAGGCGACAAGAGCCAAGCCAAAGACAAGCTGCCCTTTCTCTCCTGACGATCCCATCCCGCCTGAATACCTTGAGTACGCACAAGCAAAGCATCCGAGCATCAACGCTCAGGCCGAGTTCACAAAGTTCGTCAACTTCCACCTTTCCAAAGACAACCGGTACAGCAACTGGCTGGCTGCTTGGAGAACTTGGACGACGAAGGCCGAAGAGTTCGCTAGCAGCAGGCCGCAGAGCCAGTCATACGCACAACGCAACAACAAGCCACTCATTTTCGATGACGCCTACTACGGCGACGGGAGTTTCTGATGAACGATGTAGTAAAGATTTTTAGGGAGACGGGGGTCCGAAAGGTGACGCTGACCTGTCCGAAGCACGGTCAGTACACGGTCGAGCAGGCGATCGTAGGCGGAAAGGTTGCTCATACGCCTGAATGTCCGATGTGCGCTGAGGAGCGTTGGAACTCCCCTGAAGAAAAGGCCGAGCGTGAGCGCTTCAAGGCAGAAGCTGAGGCACTCGAGAAAAAGCGTGCAGAGGAGGCTGCGAAGGCTGCTCACGACACCGCTGTGCGACGCGCACGCATCCCCGACGAGTTCGTGAGCAAGACGCTCAAGGGCTTCCGTGAGACGAATGCGCAGCTCTGTGAGGCGCTTCGCCAGGCGCGGCTCTACGTCGACAACTTCGAGAAGATCGCTCCCAAGGGCGTGGGCTTCTGCCTCTACGGCCAGTGCGGTACCGGCAAGACGATGTTGGCATGCGCGATCTTGCAGGAGCTTCTCGGCAAGGTGCAGGGGCTCTACGTGCCGATGTGGGACGTGCTCCGAGCCATCCGCAAGGCAGACGCCTTCAAGGCCGACACGGCAGACTATGACGCCCTCGTCAAGGCACCGCTCCTCGTCATCGACGAAATCGGCGTGCAGAACGGATCGTCCTTTGAAGAGTCTCAGTTGATGTCTCTACTGGACGTGCGCTACTCGCGGCACCTTCCGACCATCTACGTCACGAATCTTCTGCCAGACGTGAAGCCCGACACGCAGGAAAGCAATCCCAACACGCTCAAGGCGAAGTTGGGTGAACGAATTTTTAACCGCATCTATGGCTCGAGCGTCTTCCTGTACTTCAAGGGTGAAAGTCAACGAAAGCGAATCATGAGCATTGAGGAGTTGATCTGATGTCACTTCCGGTTGTTGTGCATTTCAATCAGCGCTTTTGTTTGTTCTTCAACACCGATCGTTTGCTCAACGATCAGGTTCAACAGGTTCGACATTTGAACAACGATGTCATACGTCGCGTCCTTGGGGTAATAAATGAACCCCTCATGAACGCCATCGTTACCAAGATGTCGGCAAGCATGGGCCGCAGCGGTAATTCGTTCAGGAAGTCCGAGGGCGTTGATACGGCTAGCCAAGGATCCTGTCGTAATACCCCGGTATTCACAGAACCTCTCAAGGGCGTGACGAAGCAATCCGGCGGCCGCCGCAGGCGATTTTATTGCAATGCTTTGCGCCTCATCCCAAACGTCTTTAACAGGCTCGGGCATGTACTTGGAGGCGGGAACCGGATCGGGTTCAGGCCAAACGAGTTTTCCGTCAATCCAAAGGCTGAATTTCTGGCAGTGAACACATTGTTTGACACAAACCACTGCCATTGGAAAGAACGTGGCAAGCATTTCAACACTGATTTTTCTATCGAAGTGATGTTCTCGGAAAAAGTCTTCGTTGTTTTGCGGTTCCTTGATGCTTTGTGGAATCGGAATGGGAATTTGCTGAGCAAAGACGTTGCATCTGGGGCACTTACACGATTCAACCTTTCTAAGACTATCTAAAGCGTGAAGAAAAGGAATTTCATATGAGTCAGACATTTTTAACCGCCGAATGGATGAATGAAAGAAACAAGGCCTTGACTAAGGCCGGTGAGGGTATTGTCGCCGCTCGCAAAAGCCTCGATCAACTCGAGGAAGCCCTGAGAGGAACCGTCTCTGGCAAGTTCCCTGACATCGGGCAAGTGGCAGACACGACGCACAGGCTTCGTGAAGAGATCGACCAGATTCTGATCGGCCTGGTTGAGTCGAGCATGGTTAAGCCAGAAAGGAGGCTCTGATGAGCGAATTCTTCAGCTGGCTATTCACAACCGATCACCTACAGGATTTCTCAATCCTAACGCTCTGCTTCTGCATCGTCATGTCCGGCAGGGCAATAGATCGACACAACCGTCAGATTTCCAAGCTGCAGAGAGAAGTGAGGGAGCTCACTCGCCGATGTAATGAGTTCGCTCATAGTCACAACTCGCCCGAAGAGCGGGGCGCAAGTAGGAGAACGGAATGACAACCTCGAGCGTACCGCTCTCTGCAATTGTCGGCTTCACCAAGAACCTCAGGGTCTTCGATTCGTTGGGGCGAAGCGAGATGGCGAGTTGCTTCTTGCCTGCCGAGAGGTCGGCTGTCGGCACGAACTCGCCGCCCTTCTTCACAAACGTGGGAAAGATCGCATCTTTGACTTCTATCGATCTGAGCACGACCGGCATCGTCGCCGCTTGGATCGTGACGGTCATGGCGAAAAAGCCGTCCCTCTGCAGCTGTTCACCACGTGAACCGCGACGGGTGCTGTTCGGAACGTCATCGATGCAAACGTCGATGGTAGGGCGTGAGGCTAGGAAGTTTGGATACATGAAAACGGCTGTGGCCGCCGTAGCGACCGCGGCAATGACAGAAAACGGATCAAACACGATTTCCTCCGTGGGTTGGTTGATGAATGTGTTGGGGAACACGCCTCAATCATCTCACGGGGGAGCCAGAGAGGTAACGAGAATGACAGGGTTTTGGACTTACATGTGCGTGCTCACGGTCGTTGTTGGCATAGTCGCAATCGCATGGATTTTTCGCGACTGGAGGGGCTAAGAGATGAACTTTGCGCAACTCTTCTTTTCGATCTTGGCCTTCGGCGTGCTCACGCTCGGAATCTTTTGGGCTTTTCAGGAGGCAGCTTATCGGGCACAGGTCTTGGGTGATTCGATTACGCCGCCATTTCTGCGAGGCATATCGGCAATGATTGCGGCCGTGTACGCGGCTTCCGCCGTTGTTTCATCGCTGTATTGGCTAAGGAGCGTGCTCGCATGACGGACGAAATCGAATGCCTTATAGGGATCGTCCTGCTTTTCGTCATGTACGTTGCATGGATTTTTGAGAGCGATGACTGGGACGAATGAGCAAAAGCATATTGACCACAGGAGGAAGTATGAGGTGGAACATCAAGGGCTTCGACCAGTACGAAGTCGACGAGGCAGGTCAAGTCTGGGCCAAGCCGCAAAAGCGCCGATTCGGCAACAGCTGTCGCCTGATCCCCGAAAAGCCACTAAAGCTGGAAAAGGCGGGCACGTGGCAGATGCGGAAGGCGGGGCTCCCGCAACGCCTACGCCCCGACGAAATTGAACAACTCAAAATCGCTAAAGGAGAAACCGATGCAAATCACTCGTAGCACCCGCATGTCCGAAATCAAAGACGAGGATTTCGAGCCGATCGAGAAGGACGGAAAGCTCAATGCACCGAAAGTCGGAGAGCGATGTCTCTACCTCCTGCGCGCTTGGCACGGTCGCCCGGTCAAGAGCTTTCGCGTTTTCGGCTATCGGGAGGACGACGCGCTCATCTACGTGCCCCTGTACAAGCAGAGCCTCTCGATACTCAACGTCAAGGGCTGGATCAGCGCCGACGGTGAGCCGTTCTACAACGGACGATTCGGAGGCGCGAAATGACCAGTCTCTTCACGCCTGACGAACTACCGCGCATGGCTAAAACGCTCAAGACGCTCGAGACGACCATCGACGCGATCGTTTGTGCAGATGAAAGCCAGCACGTGAGAAATCACGTCTGGGATCGTGCAGAAAACCGAAAGCACGTCAAGCAGGCTCTTCGCGCCGCAAAGCACCAGGCAGATTCAATGCTGCGACTGATGGAACGCACCGACCTCGAGAGACTCGCACATGAATAGAAAAGTCTTCGCGCTTGGGCGCATGAAGTCTGGACAGATGAACCGCACAGAGGCGGCTTATGCAACCACGCTAGAAGCCGCCATAAACGCGCAGGAGATCGTCTGGTATGCCTTTGAAGGCGTCACTCTTAAGCTCGCAGATGGATGCCGCTACACGCCAGATTTCGCTGTTCTACGAGCTGACGGCGTCATGGAGATGCACGAGGTCAAAGGCTACTGGACCGACGATGCACGTGTGAAGGTCAAGGTAGCAGCCGAAAAGTTTCCGTTCGTTTTCAAAGCCGTATACAAGCAAGCAAAGAAGGACGGCGGCGGCTGGAAGATTGAGGAGTTCTAATGATCACGAAAGAGCAAGAACAGCGACTTCGCAACTGGGCGCGAGCAAACCGCGAATGCCCTCGAGCGAAGAAAGGTGCGACCCAAGTTTTCTGCGAGTCACTTAGGTACTACTACGATCGCCAGCCGGAAGAGGATGAGCAACCCCCAATCAAACGATCCATCCCTGCCGCAAAAGGCATAGACCTGGCAGATGCCGATCTACTGGATGAGGCTTACCGAGACAGGCAACTGACTAATGTCTACCGAAACCTCCTAAGGCTCTACTACTGCTGTTTCACTTCTCCAAGCGTGATCGAGCAGAAGCTATCGCTAGGACAGAAAACCTTCCTTATGCACAAGGAAAGAGCGGTGGCAAAGTTTTTCGAGATTGTCGATTCCCTTGAGGAAAACGTGCTAAAATAGCAAGGTATTGATAGAGCAGTTGGCTCTCGGTTTGACTCCGCAGCTCCCGAAATGGGAGCTTTGTCATGTCCGAAAGAAACGAACCCGCAAGCGAAAGCAAGCGTTTCAGAGCTGATGCTAGCTTGAGTTAAGATGTAATTGAGCCCGTGGTGAAGAACTGCGGGCTTTTTTCGTTTACAACACCGCGCACGCCTCTCAACGATGCGCAACCCGCGCGGTTTCCATTCGCTACCTTAGGTCAGTTTGCTCTAAGGCCTGGGTGGGGAGAAATCCTCGCCCTCTCTAATTCCTTGGGTTACCTATGAAGAAAGCTATTGTGGCGGCCATTGCGGTCGCCTTTTTTGTTTCTACAGTGGCGGAAGCACGAGGTGGTCGTGGGTTCAGCGGCGGTCGATCTTTCTCCCGTCCTGCTCCCGCGAAAACCTATGCCCCTAAGCGCACGACCGTCATCAACCAGACGGTGAATCAGGTGCCGGCATCTTCCAACAGTGGCTTCTGGTCTACTGTAGCCGGATCGTTCGCAGGATCGATGGCAGGCAATGCCGTCTACGATGCTGTGACCGATGACAAGAGCCGGGAACCGGTGCAGGCTCAACCTCAGCCCGCTCAATAACAAAGATTCACTGAAGCAAGTGCCGGGTGACTGGTGTGTGATTCGATACCTCATCGTTGCTACGGCCTTGATGGGGTTTGGGATGTTCTTTGCCTATGAGCTGAATTTCATGGCCAGCGTTTGGCCGTTCTAACTCTCAAAAAGGAGGTGCCATGGCATCAAAACCGAACGCCTCCAAGATGGGGCGACCTTCGATCTACACGCCTGAACTGGCAGAGAAGATCTGCGAATTGATCCGAGACGGGGTATCTGAGCGGAAAATCTGCGGGATGCCTGGTATGCCGGGATGGACAACATTAAACCGCTGGAAACTTGAAAATCCCGACTTTCGGAACCAGTCCGCGCGCGCGCGCGAGGCAAGCGCCGAGAAGTTCAATGATGAATTGCTTGAGCTCCAGGCAAGTCTGAACAATGAACTGCAGACGCGATTGCTGAGCGGCGACGACTTGCCGAAGGGAACTGTGGAAGCCTTCAAAGTGCTGATGCAGGAGAAGGCTCGACAGATTTCGTGGCGCGATGATTCGCGCTTCGGCGATCGCAAGACCGTGAAGATCCAGAACGACGCGCCTGATCTTTCCACGATCGACATGGAAAAGCTCAAGGCGGCAAGAGAGTTGCTGTATGACGAGACTCCCGACGCTGATTGAACTCGATCAGGAGATCGCAAGGCGCAGCCTGTCTGAGTTCTGCAAGATGGCCTGGCACGTACTCGAGCCTGCAACCCCAATCAAATGGGGATGGGCGCTCGATGCGATGTGCGAACATCTTGAGGCTGTTCATAACGGCCAGATCAAGCGCCTCCTTATGAACGTTCCACCCGGCATGATGAAATCGCTCTTAACGGGCGTTTTCTTTCCGGCTTGGGAATGGGGCGCAGGCGGACAGCCTTCAATGCGCTATCTGACGACGGCGCATAAGGAAGACCTCGCTATCCGAGACAACCTCAAGTGCCGACGCCTGATCTCCTCTGACTGGTATCAGGAGCGATGGGGCGTTGAGCTGTGTGGCGACCAGAACGCAAAGAAGAAGTTCGAGAACACGGCTACTGGCTTTCGTGAGTCAATGGCTTTCCGAAGCCTTACTGGCTCTCGAGGCGATCGCATCATCATCGACGACCCGCTGTCTGTCGACGATGCGTTCTCACAGGCCGCGTTGCTCTCCGCTGAGACAACCTTCCTAGAAGCCGTTCCGTCACGAGTGAACAACAGCGATTCGGCGATCATCGTGATCATGCAGCGCTTGCATGAACGCGATACGTCGGGCGTGATCCTCGCCAAGGAACTCGGCTATGAGCACCTGATGCTCCCGATGCGCTTTGAGGAAAACCGCAGGTGTAAAACCTGCATCGGCTTCACCGACCCTCGAAAGAAGGAAGGGGAGCTGCTCTTCCCCGAGCGCTTTACCGCCGCTCAGGTGGATGAAATGGAGAAGGTCATGGGCGGCTATGCTGTCGCAGGTCAGTTCCAACAACGACCGGTACCTCGAGGCGGCGGGCTTTTCAAGAGCGACTGGGTGCAGTACTGGGACACTTTGCCCGAGCGCTTCGATGCGAGTGTGATCTCGTGGGACATGACTTTCAAAGACTCGAAAGCGTCCGACTTCGTTGTCGGGCAGGTTTGGGGCAGAAAGGGCAGTTCTTTCTATCTCATCGACCAATTCCGCGGTCAGTGGGACTTCGTTAAGACGCTCGAGCAGTTCGTCGCGGCGGCAAACAAGTACCCGCGCGTGACTCGCAAGCTCGTGGAAGACAAAGCGAACGGGTCGGCGATCATCGCGACGCTCAAGAAAAAAGTGTCGGGCATCATCCCGATCACGCCAAAAGAAAGCAAGGAGGCGCGCGCGTCGGCCGTAACGCCATTATGGGAGGCTAGGAACGTGTACTTGCCTCCACCTGAGCGGTTCCCGTGGGTCGAGCGCGATCTGGTGCCTGAGCTCCTCGCATTTCCGTCAGGTGCTCACGATGACACCATCGACGCGATGAGCCAGGCATTGACGGATCTAAATAAGCACAGCGGCTTGCATATCGATCCGACGAATCTAGCTTACTTACTGGGACGGTAGGCACAACTCATGCAACCTGAACTGACGTTACGCGCTTGGGGCGCTTTGATCATCTTGTATGCCATAGGCACGTCGGTGGCCATATTCGCAATTGCAAAGGCAGTTGAGGCCGTTGTCGACTTGGTCGGGCATGTGCGGTGGCAGGCCGCAAGGCGCCGCGTTTTTCGCCGATTCCTGAGCGAATGGCGCAAAGTGGAGATTAAGCATTGTGAGCAAGAAGAAAAGAAAGACGGCGAAAGCCCAAGCGCCTAACGGCAATCTCCTCGCGCAGGCAAAGCGCATCGCCGCGCTTGAGGAGATCGACCGCACGCTACGCACGCCGCCGCAAGCCACTCAGCTCTTCGAGACGGTCGAGAAGGTGAGGGAGCGTTTCGCCCCTCCGGTGACTCTCGGGGTGTCTGAAAAAGAGCGCCTAGCGCAAGATGAGGCACTTTCTGACGCGGGCTTTTATGGCGCAATTCATCGCAGCCTTCAACAGCACGGCTACGAGCTCGGGCAGTACCCAGTGACCTCTTTCGTAGGTTACGGCGCGCTTCAGCAGATTGCGCAGAACGGCATGATCCGTGCCTGCGTGCAGACCGTTGCGGATGATATTACCCGCGAGTGGATTACGATCACGGGCGATGACGCGGAGGCTGTTGAGGAGATTCAGACACTTCAAGAGAAGAAGTACCACCTACGCACGCTCTTTCATGAGGCCGCAACACTAACCGGATACATGGGCGGGGCTTTTATCTACGTCGACACCGGCACGGAAAATCCCGAGTTGCCCCTGCGCTACTCAAACGAAAGCGCAGAGCTACAGCCGGGTACGAAGCTCCGGTTTGTCGTGGTCGATCCTGTGAACGTATCGCCAGGCGACTACAACGCCATCGACCCGCTCAAGCCCGACTACCTCAAGCCCCGCTACTTCTGGGTGCTAGGAACGAAGGTGCATGAGTCGCGCTTGCTTAGGCTTTTTGACAATCCGCCGCCGACGCTTCTGCGACCGGCATACAACTTCCTCGGCATTCCGCAGGCTCAGATCCTCTGGGACTACGTGATGCACTGGAATCAGTGTCGGGTCTATACGGCCGACTTGGTGCGCAAGGTCTCGCTTCTCGTTTTCCAGACGAGCACGGATGACATCTTCAACTCGCCTAACGGGGTGCAATTGTTCGACATCCGTATGAAGGCGCTTCAGCGCTATCGCGATAACAACGCCGTGTTCGTCTGCGACAAGGAAGGCGAAAGCGTGATGAACGTGCAAACGTCAATTGCGGGCTGTACGGACGTCGTGCGGCAGTCTCTGGAGATGGTAGCGTCTATCAACCGCACGCCTGCTGTGAAGCTCTTGGGAATCAGTCCTAGCGGCTTCAACGCAACGGGTGAAAGCGACATTCGTAACTACTACGATTACATTCGTTCCAAGCAAGAGCTGCGTCGCGAAGCAATTAACACTTGCTTAGAGGCAATTGAACTAGTCGAAATGGGGAGCATCAATTCGAATATCTCCTTCGACTTCAACGAATTGAGCAAGGAAGATGAAGCCAGCGCGGCCATGACCGCTCAGACGCGCGCAGGCGCTCTTGCAACGCTTGCACAAGTTCAGGCAATCAGCGCAGAGGAAATGCGCGAAGCGGTCAAGAAAGAGCCGGCGATGCACTTGGGCTTTTTGAGTGACGAGGTGCCCGAAGGGGAGCCTGAGGATATCGAGGGCTTGCTTGGCGCGCTTCAGCAGGCTACGACCGCAGTGGCAGAGCCTGCTCCAGCATCGAACCCGCCCGACGAATCGCGGCAACTGCTTCAGTCCCTAGGTGGCTTGAATGGATAAACGCATCAAGACGATCCCCGCGATCGAGCCGAATGCCGGGCTCAAGGCGGCCTTGCAAAAGCGGCTGATTGCTCTCATTGAGAAACAGACGCGCGAGGCAACGGCCGAGCTCCTGCGCAACCTGATCGATTCGGGCTGCTTCACGCAGCCTGTCGAGACGGTTGCACAGGACGCCGCACTGTGGGGACGCAAAGAGAAAAAGATCATAGATGAGGCGATGCGCGCTTTCAAAGCGTCTAATCCCGCCGATGCCGCTCGAAAGCTTGACCTGAGTCTCGCCGAGAAGATGGCGCGGTGGATGATTCACGCGGGAGAAAGCGCAAAGCTCGTCTCGGGATGGTTTGTCCGCGCAATGGCGCAAAACGTGACAGCGAGCCAGCGGCGTGCGCTGATACGCGCGGGCATCACTCCTACTCTGCTCAAAGAAAAGTGGACGATCCCTATCGTCAAGAATCGATACATGGCGCCGAGCACAGTAAAAGCGTTGCCGGGGCTTGTGGACGGCATGACGGGGCTCATCACCAAAATGCAGGCGGATGACCTCGCCAGAGTGCGAGAGACGATTACCCGCGGCCTCTACGAGGGTCAGAGTCTGGGAGAGATCGAAATCGTGCTGAAAGCCTCTAGGGGCTTCACGGAGGCCCGTGCCAAACGAGTTGCGCTTGATCAGTCGATCAAAGTCAGTCAGGGCATCCAACGCGGCAACGCCGAGGCATTGGGCATCAAGCACGCGGTATGGGTTCACGTCCCGGGGCGGTATTCATCACGCGAGACGCATATCGCAATGGACGGCAAACGCTTCGATCTTTCCGAGGGGCTTTACGACCCGGCTGTAGGCCAGAACGTAACGCCCGGGTTGTTGCCGTTTTGCCGATGCATTTTCCGTCTAGATATATCGGACATATTGAAATGAACAACGACCGCTATTTACTTGCCCTAGATGCCGAGAGCGTGAGGAGGTATGACAAGAACGGGAACCTCCATGTCGCCGTCTCGCACTTGACCAAAGCGCAGGTGCGACCGTACTACGGGCATGAGGTGCCTGACTGGGAGCGCTTGAGGCTCGATCCGCAGAAGATCTATCGCGGATACTGCCCGCCAGAGGAGCTGAGCAAGCCCGAGACGATCGAGAGCACGAACGGCATCCCGATTCAGCTCAACCATCATCCAGACTACGCAGACGCGCCGCAGATCAAAACGCGCGTCGGCTCCACTGGTACAGACGGCGCATTTAGAGCGCCATACCTAGACAACTCGCTGCACTTCACTGTTGAGGATGCAATCAAGCGCATCGTCGATGGGTCGATGCGTGAGTTGTCTCTTTCGTACAGATATACCCCTGACTTCATTCCTGGCAAGACGCCGGACGGCGAAGACTATGACTTCGTTATGCGTGACATTACCGCCAACCATGTTGCGCTGGTGGAGCAGGGCCGCGCGGGGCGCGATGTGTTGGTGCAAGACAGTCACTTAAGAGAGGCTCAACCTATGGACGTGACGGAAAAGAACGCGGCTCCCGTAGCCGCAGCTGACGGCGATCCTGCCGTCGAGAAGAAGGAGGTGGCACTTGCTGACGCAATCGCCGCTGCCGCCGATGGGATCAAAGACCTGCATGAGCAGGACGAGGAGGGAAATGTGGTCGACAAGCCCGCTGAAGAGGCGCAAGCCGCTGACGAGGACAAGAACGCAGCCATCAAGCGCATCATCGCCGAAATGGTTTCCAAGGGCATGAAGCCTGAGGATGCCGAAGGCTTTGCCGATGCGCTCAAGGGGCTCGCCTATGCCGAAGCCGAGGCCGAAGATGAGGAAATCAACATCGGTGAAGAGGCCGAAAAGCCTGCCGAAGATGAGGACGAGTGCGCTCAGCTTATCCAGGACGGCCTGAAGGCCTGCGGCTACGACGAGGAGCCTGAAGAGTTCCAGAAGGCGTTTGCCGAGGGCGTGCGCTATGGCGAACGAAAGGAAAAGACCGATCCTGAAAAGCTCGATCGCGAGCATGAATCCGAAGGCGAAGAACGCGCACTGGGGCAGGACGCCGCGCTTAAGCGTGTCGAACGCCGCATCGCTCGACGCTTTACGGCAATGGATGAGTGCGCTCAGACGCTCGGTCGCGTCCGCTTCAACGCCTACGACTCTGCCGAAAGCGTCTATTTGGCCGCGCTGGAGCAGGAGGGTGTGAGCATCAAGGGCGTTCGTCCCGAAGCCGCCCGCACCGCTTATCTCGCCTTCATGGCCGGCAAGAAGGTCTCTGCCAAGCGCTCGCTCGCTCAGGACGCCCAGCTCAAGACGGGCAAGGCCGACTCCATTCTCTCCACTAAGCTTTCTCAAATCAAGAAGGGGTATTAATCATGGGTTTTCAGGCAGTTGTTAAGACTGATCCTGCCGTCGGCATTGCCGGTCAGGAAGTGAATCCGAAGCAGGCCGTTTACACGGCTTTCAACTACGTCTCCGACGGCACCGTTCAGGCAGGTACTTTCTGCTTTGCTACGGCGCTCAAGGGCAACGTTACGGGTGAAACGAACGTGGTCTCCCTCAAGGGCACGTCCGGTGCCAAGCCCGTCGGTTTTGTCGAACGTGACGTCATCGCTACGATTCCGACGCTCACTGCTGACGCATCGCAGGTCTATCCGCAGGGCGTCTGCCCGCCGATCGCCATTCGCGGCCAGTTCTATGCTGTCGCCACGGGCACGGTTACCGAAGGCCAGTCCGTCCTTTGCGATCCGGCTACGGGTGCCATCACGTATGGTGCCGCCGGCACTACGAACGACACGGGGTGGCGAGTGGTTTTCCCCCGCGGCGTCAAGAGTGTCGCCAAGGATGATGTCGTGATTTATCAGAACTTTGGCGTGACGGTTGCGACTGGCGCAATGGCCGCCGCTCTCGCTGACTTTGCTAAGGTTGACGAGGCCTCCGCAGGCTAAGGAGGTTTGGGCTTATGGCTTACTCTCCTACGTCGTGGAAACGCGGCGACATCATCACTGCCGAGAAGCTAAACAAGGTCGAGACAGGACTGCAGGCCGTTGCCAGCGTTGACATTCAGTCTGCGCAGGCAACGACGCTCGCCGCCGGGGCTCCTGCAACTGCTGTCATCGAGGGTGGCGTTCTGAAGCTCGGCATCCCTCGCGGCCAGACGGGCGCGCAGGGTGCCGCCGGTGCTCAGGGTGCCAAGGGCGATAAGGGCGACACTGGTGCACAGGGCGCTAAGGGTGAAACGGGCGCTACGCCTACGATTACCGCCACGGCCACTGTTGACGCCACCGTCGGCACGCCCAAGGTCACGGTAAGCAAGGGCGGCACGACGACTGCGCCGACGTTTACCTTTGCCTTCACGGGGCTCAAAGGCGCAACGGGTGCTCAGGGTGTCGCGGGTGCGACTGGGGCTAAAGGCGAACGAGGCGCGGCTGGGGCGGCGGGCAAGAATGGCTCTTGCTTCCGTGTCTCAGCAACCGCTCTCGCTGATAGCCAGACGGGCATTGCCGCAACGGCGCTCACGCCTACCAACGCGCAACTTCCCTACGCCGTCGGCGACATCGTGCTGGACGCAACGACGAAAAAGCTTTACGCGATCACGGCGGCGAGTGGTGGAACGTGCTCTATCGGCACCGCGCTTGCAACGCTTCCCTAAACAAACTATTTGGAGGAGTGGCCTTTGTGATGAGCAAAGGCCATGAAAATTCATATGGATCAAAACTTTCTGAATGCCAAGGCGCGCGGCATCGAGGCTCCGTACGCCGTCGGCTTTATGCCGTTCGATGAAAAGGACGGTCGCATCGTTCTCAAGAACATCAACCGCGACCAGCTCGCACAGGATGCCGCGCTTTCCACGCAGCCGAATGTCGGCGCGCCCGCGGCCCTCTACACGTACGTCGACCCGCGCATCATTGATGTGCTCTTCGGTGTCACGAATGCCACGAAGTTCTTTGACAAGACGCTCGTTGGTTCCTTTACGCAGGACTACGCGACCTTCAGCGTGGAAGAGGTGGCAGGTCAGGTCTCGCCGTACAACGACTTCGCGAACGGCACGAGCACTGACGTCAACTACAACTTCCCGGTTCGTCAGAACTTCCGTTATCAGACGACGATTAAGTACGGCGATCTCGAAACGGCGAAGCTCGCCGAGGCCAACGTCAATCTCCCCGCTCGCAAGCAGAACGCGGCCGCTCAAATCATTGCCCGAGCTGAAAACAAGTTCCAGCTCTACGGCGTTGCGGGCATGGAAATCTACGGCATGCTCAATGATCCGAACATCCCGGAATCGATTTCTCCGGTGTCGGTCAATAGCAAATCTACGTGGGCTGAAAAGATCGCGGCCGACCCGAACAACGCGGCCACGCTCGTGTTCAATGACGTGAACAAGCTGTGGCAGGAGCTGACTGCCAACAATGGCGGTCATCTTGACGTGAACGCCCCGATTGTTCTGGGCATCTCCAACAAGATGATTGGCTACCTGACTCAGCCGAATCAGTTTGGCAAGACGGCCAAGGTCATGCTGCAGGAAAACTATCCGAACATCGAAATCGTTCAGCTTCCCGAGCTCTCTACGGCCTCCGGTGAAATGCTTTACATGACGGTCAAGGAAGTGTATGGCGACGAGACGGGCTTCTCCGCCTTCTCCCGCGCCTTCGGCCTCGGTCGCCTGATCGCGCATGAATCCAGCTTCACGCAGAAGGCCACGGCCGGCACGTGGGGTTGCGTGATTCGCCGCCCGAGCCTCGTTGCGACGATGGTCGGCATCTAAAACTCGCAGGCCGTCACGAACGGTCTTTATCTCCACGGCGGGGCGGGTTCACGCCTGCCCTGCCCAAACTCTTGTCACGAATAGGTTTTTTTATGGCTCGCACTACTCGTACTCGTAAGGCTTCTGCTCTCGGCACCACGGGCATCATTGCCGACACCGCTGAGCAGGAAGCAAAGAAGGTTTCTGACATCGCAGGCGATGAGATCATTTACATTGCCTGCGGCATGCCCCTCGGGCTCAAGTTTGATGACGTTGACAATGGCAATGGTGGCACGAAAACCGTTGTTTTCCCGGGGGTTAATCACGCGCTAAGGGGGCAGGCCAAGGGCGTTCTCCTCGGCGCAGGGAATGCCGTCCTGGTGGGCGTAGCACGCCGAGACTGGGAGGACATCAAGCGCAAACATGGTGGCGAGCGCGCCTTCACCGCCATGCCCCCGCTCCTCTGGGAGATGAGGAGCGAGAAGGAATTCAAGGCACGCCGCGATGAGATTGCCGAGATGCGCACGGGCGTCGAGCCTGTCGATCCGGCTTCGGTCGGCGTTGAGAAGGTAAAAGACATCGAGGCCTAAAAATGAACGTAGCGCTTGATATTGAAGAATTCCGCTCATGGTTCCCAGGGCTGACAGAGACCGTCATCAATGATGTGCTCTTGGGTGTGCTGTGGGATCAGGTGGGGGCGATCGTCGGCACGACTGACGCAGATAGCTTTGCCCCGTTCGATCCTGATGCGACGCCCCCAGTGCTCGAGCGTAAAGTGCTTCTCTATTACGCGCTGTGTCATATGGCCACGCTCTCTACGCGCGGCGATCAGCCCGGTCGCGTGGCCAGTGCATCAGAAGGCTCGGTGTCGTCATCCTTCGATCTCATCAAGAGCAACTCGCAGTCCGCGCAGTGGTGGAATCAGACGCCCTGTGGGTCTACGTATTGGATGATGACGGGCAAATACCGTCTCGGAGGACGCCTGTACGTCTCTGACAACTATCACCCGTGGGGGTAATGATGGGCATCAAGATTGACGCAGGCAAGGTGACGCAAAGGCTTGAGGGCCTTGCCAAGCAGTACGGGAATCGCGCCGCGAAAGTGGTCGAGGTAGGGGTGACTGACGCAAGCATTGCCGAATACGCGCAGTACGTTGAGTTCGGCTGGGCTCAGCGCGTCACGCCCAAGCAATCGCTTTTCCTGAGTGGTGCCATTGGACGCTCGGTGCCCCTAAGTGATCGGGGGCACCCGGACTTCAGCAAGGCGGCCATCAAGCCGGGGACGGTATTAGTAAACCCGCCCCGACCGTTCCTGCGAGGGACGCTCGTTGCCGAGCAAGAAAAATGGAAGGGCGTGCTGAAGAAGGCGCTACGGGGGTTGCAAGACCCCGCGTCTGCTCTGACTGTACTAGGCACTGTCGCCGCACAAGACGTGCAGGCAACCATTGCAAGTGGCGGGACGACAAAGGAAAAGTTCCAAGAGCGCGCGCCGCTCACGATGGGGCTTTACGCCGCGCAGTCTGCAGGGCGTAAGACTGGGGGAAAAAACCACTCGTCGAAAGCCAACTCTGCCACGACGCAGCCGATGGTTTTGTCGGGGGCGTTGCTTCACTCAATCGCCTTTGAGGTCAAGTGAACATGAGCTTCACGGTTGAGAATCAGGGAGTTGTATGGGGCTGAATTTACATGCAGTGGTACGCGGATCGATCAATGCGATCCACCCGGATGAGGAAGTTCAGCTACTTCACTCAACGGGCTCAGTGCCTGATGAAAATGGCTTTGCCGCGCCGCAGTACGAGCGCACTATGGGCGTTATGGCGCAGGTGCAGAGCGAGGGCGATGCGGCGCTGTTTCATGCCGACATGGCGGGGGCTAATTCGATCGTGCGTAAGTTCTACCTATTCGCCCCGAAGGACTTTGCAAAACAGACCGCAGGCATCTTTCGTCCGCTCTCCCGCGCAGGGGATTACATCCTGCGCAAGGACGGGACTGTATGGGCTGTAGATGCGGTTCTAGAAAACTTTTCAGGCGTCAACTGGTTGAGTGTGCGCGCTACGCTTCAGCTAAGCCCGCCGCAGGGGATTGTATGGTTGTGATGCAAAGCCCTCCTACGCGCTCTACGATCGTCTCCGATGAGACGGTCTACAAGGCCGTCAAAGACTTCGAGTTGCTGATGATGTCCGGCCTTGAGGCTACGCACGTCATCGCGGGAAATCAAAACAACCTTTCTCTGCCGGACTCGCGCGATTACGTCGTTAATACGATCATCGCGCACCGTGAGATCGGGACGCCCGTCGAGGCCTATGAGTGGGACACGGCGACTCAGAAAATGGACGCCGTGGTCTCTAGATTGGTCGAGATGAGCGTTCAAGTCGACGTCTATAGCGATCATCCTGAAACTGCCCGTATGCGCGCAGAATCGGTCGCGACGGTGGCCAGAACGGTGTCAGGCTGCGACTTCTTTCAGAAGTACGGCCTATCCAGTCTCTACGCTGATGACGTTCGCAATACAACCGTGGTGGTAGATGAAAATCAGTTCGTTCAGCGATGGACGACGACGCTCCACATCACCTACACGCACGTCGTCAGGCTTGATGTTGAAAGCACTGATGCCGTGCATGTCGGCGTGTATAACGTCGATGTGCGATTCCCGCCGCGCTGATGTGCATTGTCTTAATTAACTTACCCAAGGAGCGCCCCGCAGAGGCGCTTTTTTATTGGAGGATATCCATATGTCTTTGCCTGCATCCCGCATCGTTGCGGTCTCTCCGCGCGTAATCAGCGGCGGCGGTAGCGATCTTGAAACCAATGGGCTCCTGCTCACGAAGAACACGGTTCTACCCGCCGGTACGCCTGCGGTAGCCTTTTCGTCGACGTCGGATGTGTCTGCCATGTTCGGAGCCGAGGCCGAAGAGACGGCTTTTGCTCAGCAGTACTTCGGCGGCGTGCAGAACCAGCAGAGCGCGCCGAAGTCTCTTGTGATCGCACGTCGTGTTACCGAGGCTGACGGCGCCTGGATTCGTGGCGGCGAGCTTTCCGTTACGCTCGAAGCCCTGAAGAAAATCACTGACGGCTCTTTCAAGATTAGCGTCGGCGGTCAGGAAAAGAAGGCCGCTTCGATCGATCTCTCCTCTGCTACTTCGCTCTCTGATGCCGCGACGAAGATTGCTACGGCGATCTCAGGCGTCAAGGGCACGTACGACAGCAATCTCAACGCCTTCACGTTTACGACGGACACGAAGGGCAAGGCTGCAACGATTGGCTACGCCTCTCAGTCCGACAGCGGTACCGACCTCAGCGAAATGCTCGGCCTGACGCAGGTCGCAGGCGCTGTCGTCTCTCAGGGCGTTGATGCCATGACCGAGGCGGCCAACATGGAAGCCGTCTGCGCCGTCACGCGAAACTGGGTGGGCTTTACGACGCTCTGGGAGGCCGAGCTTGAAGAAATCGAAGCTCTTGCCGCGTGGGCGGACATCTACGACGACTTCGTTTATTTCCCGTGGTCTAGCGACAAGAACCTCGAAAGCTCGCTGACGGCTTCGAACGGCGCGCTTGCAAAGGTTGTTGATAAGTACGACGTCGTAGTCCCGATTTACTTCCCGACGTGGGGACTTTCCGCTATGGCCATGGCCTGCGGCGCTTCTATCGCTTGGAATCGCACGCAGGGCATGAAGACGTGGTTTGCCAAGTACGCCTCCGGCCTTTCCCCGAACGTTCTCGAGGAATCCGTTGCGAACGCGCTTGAGAGCAACCGCATCAACTTCATCGGCCAGTACGCTACGCGTAACGATCAGTTCCAGCTCTTCAACCGCGGAACGCTCTCTAGCGACTTCTACGGCTTTGTTGACGTGCTCTATGGCTCGATCTATCTGCGCTCCGCGATCCAGACGAGCTGCATGTCTGGCTTCAAGAACGTCAACCGAGTACCGTACAACGCCGCAGGCGAGGCACTGATTCGCGCGTGGTGCCAGGATCCGATTAACCGCTGCATCAATAACGGCGTGATTGACGCCGGTCTCGCACTCAATGAATCGCAGAAGGCGCAGATCATGCAGGAGACGGGCGACGACGGCGAGGACGTGATTCGAGCGATCACCTCCAAGGGCTATTGGCTCGGCATCACCCTGCCCGATGCCGCAGGTCGTGCGAACCGCGAAGCGCCTTCCGTGACAATCTTCTACGCGTATGCGGGAAGCGTTCAGGCTCTTTCCGCAGAAGTGATTGCAGTTATCTAGTGAACATCATCGGCCCTGACGGTTTGACCGTTGGGGCCTCTTTTTAGGTTCATCTCGGAAGTCCGTGGAACGCGGCCTTGACTTTTAAGAAAAAGTCTGG